AGTCGGATTTATTGCGGGTTCAAGCTATTGAGTTTAACGATATGATGCGAAAATCTGCATTTACATGTGAATTGATAAATAATGAGTTAAAGGTGTTTCCGTTACCAGTAAGAGACTTTAAACTTTGGATTGAATATATTATAAAAGAAGAGCGTTCAAATCCATTAAAATATCCAAATGGAACTGTTTCTGATATTTCAAACGCTCCATATAGTTTAATGAAGTATTCTCATATAAATTCTCCTGGAACGCGGTGGATATTTAACTTTACACTTGCATTGGTAAAAGAAATGTTGGGTTATGTTCGTGGTAAGTATGGAAATATACCAATACCAAACGGTGAAACAACATTAAACTCTGCAGATTTACTATCTGCTGCAACATCTGAAAAACAAGCACTTGTAACGGAACTTCGCACTATGTTAGAAAACATGACACGCGCAAAACTATTAGAGGCTAAAAGAGCAGAAACAGAACACTTGAATGTTAGTTTGAATGGTACTCCACTTTCAATTTATATAGGATAAATAAATGCCATTATTTCACGGAACACGAGATGCTGGTCTTGTACATAAATTCAATATGGAATTAATTGCAGATATTATAGATACGGAAGTTGCGGTATATAAACTTTCATTAGAAGATACAAAGACAAATATGTACAATGAATCTGATAAGAAGGTTTACTTTAGTCCTGTAAAAGTTTCTGCTTTAATAAATCGTCAACCTCAAGCATATGAGGGAACTGAGTTTGGGCAAGATTATAATCAAGCATGTGATTTTGGTTTTATTCGTGAATTATTAAAAGACGTTGAAATATTTGTTGAAGTCGGTGATGTTATTGAATATAACGGTGAATGGTGGGAGGTTGACTCTGTACAAGAGAATCAGTATTTTGGTGGTAAGAATCCCGATTATGCTTTCTCTGGCGATAAGTGGGGACATAATGTTTCCATTATTGCTACAACTCACTTAACAAGACGTTCAAGAATCCACATAGAAGAATTCAGACCAAGTATAGAAAATAATTTGAATGATTTACCGAGCAACATATAATGCAAAATTCTTCCAAATATAGAAAACCACCATTAAAACGAACTCGTGATAGTTTCATAGATGACAAAAATTCGGTGGAAAATCCAAGGATAGATTTTGGACAGGCTCGTAGTACACAAATACGTAGAGATAAGGATAAAGTAAGAAATCTTGGTGTTACATTATATGATGTAGATTTTGCAATAAAATCATTCATAGACCAAAGCATGAAATTGAAAGTTGAAGACAATGGTGAACTTATACAAGTTCCAACGATATATGCTAATTCAGAAAAATGGGCTTCAATTCAAAAAGATGGATTTCTAAAAGATAAAAAAGGAAAAACAATAGTTCCACTAATAACGTTTAGACGTTCAAACGTTACAATAAAAAATGAACTGAAGCGCAATAAAGTTGCTTCTATAAATCAAGGTATGGCTTATATTACACGTCAAAAATATAATACATCCACACCATATGATAAGTTTTCTGCAATGTATGAGAAAAAAAGACCAAGTGAATACTTCTTAACTCCAATTCCAGATTATGTAGATATAAGTTATGATTTTATAGTATGGTGTGAATATCAAAATCAATTGAATTTTTTGATAGAAAACTTTATTTATTTCTCTGGCAGATCTTTTGGTGATAAAAACTTTTTTAAATTTTCTACTAATATGGATAGTATTTCAATAGAAGACAGTAATACAACAGGGCAAGACCGTGTAGTTAGAGCTTCATTCTCAATTATAGCCCATGCTTATTTAATACCAAAAGAAATAGCAAATCAAGCATCGATGCAACGAACCGTTACTGCAAATAAATTATCTTTTGGATTTGAAACAATTGGTTCACTTTCTGAATTATATAATAACAGTTCCATAGATAGATTAACGGATGAGGGTAGAATTGGTGGTGCGGTAGGTGGACCAGGTGGTAGAGATATTGGAATCAGAGACGGTAAGTCTAATTTTAGAAAGTTAAATCAGAAAGGCGATGAAGCAAATCTTGCTTATTATAGAAGAAAAGCACAAGAGTTTATTGATGTATCAGAAAATAATGCACCTGGAATATATCCAAAAGAAAATGATTTTACAGATAAATAATTGATATTTATATATGTTATATTTTTAATTTTTAAAAGAGGTTGTTATGGCAGAGAATGTTGTTGAACAAACAAATGAAAAGGAATTTTCTCAAGAGGATATTTCTTCGGTAAAAGACTTACAAACTGGTTATGCAAGAGTTGCTGCCCAAATTGGTCAAACCGAAATTGAATTGCATTTATTAAAGCAAAGATTAGAAAAATTCACAGAGTTTAGGGGTAGACTATTTGAGGAGTATGCTAAACTACAAATACAAGAACAAGAACTAATTGATTCTTTAAATTCAAAGTATGGTGATGGTGTTTTGGATTTAGATTCTGGTAAATTTATTCCAACTAAATCTTAATTTGGTTTTTTTGTTTTATATTTATGTTAAGACTTAATTCTATAATTTTTTGGAGATAATAGTGGCTAATGAGAGAATTGTAAGTCCTGGTGTTTTTACCAACGAAAATGACCTATCTTTCCTTCAACAAGGAATTGGTCAAATTGGTGCTGCACTCATCGGACCAACTTTGAAGGGACCCGCGTTCGTCCCAACACTTGTTCAAGGATACAGCGATTTTGTAACAAAATTTGGCGGTACTTACGAACAATCATATTTACCATACACAGCAAAAAACTACTTAAATAATGCAGGTAGTGCTACAATTGTTCGTGTACTTGGTTCTGGTGGATATTCACTTAAACACCCAATCGCTCTTGTAGCAAGTGGTTCTGGACAAGGTAGGAAATTAATATCCTTTTTACATCCAACGTTTGTTGTAACAAGTGGTGATTCTACTTCATTGTTTGCAAATTCAAAAATAACTTCAGGTGGAACTGGTTCTTTCGTTTTAACTGTTTCTGGTGGCTTTACAACAGATCAATCAACATTTACAAACGCAACAAGCGAACACGGAACCCCTTTCAGTTCTTCTATTAATCCAGAAGATAGTTCATATATCGGTGACTTATATGGTTATAATCCTTATGGGACACACGCAGTTTACAATTACGTAAACTTCAAAAAACAAGCATCTGCTTCTTTAGCAGCAGATACAAATGTTGTTATTTCCATTGAAACTGGTTCTGCTGGTTCTCCATGGGACTTTACGGATGATTATTTAGAAGCGTCTACTCCTTGGGTTACTTCACAAAAAATTGGTGCTACAAAAAGTGACTTGTTTAAATTCCAGACTTTATCACATGGTATTCATGCTAACTATGAAACTAAAGTTGGTATTTCAAACATTCGTCCTGCTGGTACAATTGCAGGTTCTGAATATGGTGATTTCGATGTTATCGTTAGATTCGTTGATCAATCTAAATTACCACAGACACCATTCAATTCACAAGACGAAGATATTCGTCCAACAATAGTTGAACAATTCAAGTGTAATCTTGATCCAAATTCTCCTAAATATATTGCAAGAGTTATTGGTGATAGATACATTACAGTTGATGATGACGGTAAAGTTATTGTAAACGGTGATTATTCTAATAAATCAAAATATATTCGTGTAGAAACAACAGAAGCAGTAGCAAACGGTGCAGTTTCTCCAAACTTAGTACCATTCGGTTTCCGTGCTCCTGTTACTCCAATTCCAAGTGCATTCACTCAACCTCCTGCTTGCTCTTATGTATCTGACCAAGTTTCTGGTGGTTCATATAACAGAAGAGTGTTCTGGGGATTCTCCTATGATTTCGCTAACACAGATAACTTTAACTACTTACGTCCATTACCAATTGCAGCAAACCAATCAACTGGCTCTAATGTAGATTTCTACTTAGGTGACTATTCTCAAAATGCTGCAGCTAATTTCCCATCATCTGCAACAGCGTATGCAGGATATATTGACTTAACTACAAATACTGCTCTTGATTCACGTAAATTTATGTTACCTTTTCAAGGCGGATTCGATGGTCATAAACCAAACTTACAGAAGAAATTGGGTTCTTATATATTAGCAGGTAATACACAAGGCTTTGATATTTCATCAAACTCTTCAGCTGGTTATACGTCTTATAAGAAAGCAATTGACGCTATTTCTAATGCAGATGAATTTGATATTAACTTGGTTGTAACACCTGGTATTCTTCATTCAGTTCACTCTGCTATTACAACACACGTGATTGATGTTTGTGAAGATCGTGGTGATTGTTTCTTTGTAATGGATAACTCACAAATTTCCGATAACATTGCAACAGCGGTATCTGCACTTGAAGGTTTAGATACAAACTATGCAGCAACATATTATCCTTGGGTTAAAATTCTTGATTTCGATAGAAACAAACCAATCTGGGTTCCACCTTCAGTAGTTCTTCCTGGCGTAATAGCATTCAATGACCGTGTGTCTGCTGAATGGTTTGCTCCAGCAGGCTTGAATCGTGGTGGTTTAACAGAAGTTGTTGAAGTTAAATCAAGATTAACACACGCAGAACGTGATTCATTGTATGAAGGTCGTATTAATCCTATTGCAGTATTCCCATCAACTGGTGTATGTGTATGGGGGCAAAAGACACTTCAAGGTCGTCCATCTGCTCTTGACCGTATTAATGTTCGTCGTTTGTTAATTGCAACTAAGAAGTACATTGCTTCTTCTACAAGATACTTAGTGTTTGAACAAAACACTTCACAAACAAGAACTCGCTTCTTGAACATCGTGAATCCATATCTTGAGTCAATACAACAACGTCAAGGTTTATACGCATTCCGTGTTATCATGGATGAAAGCAACAACACACCTGATATTATAGATCGTAACATATTGTACGGACAATTGTTCTTACAACCTGCAAAAACTGCTGAATTCATTATTCTTGATTTCAACATTCAATCAACAGGTGCTGCGTTTCCAGGTGCTTAATTAAATTAAAAATGGGAAGATGAAATACTCTTCCCACTTTTTTGAAATTGATATATTTATACTTAAAAGGATATTTTAAAATTGGAGATATAAATGGCTGAATTACTTGACCCCACGGAAATATTTTTTACCCCGTTTGAGCCGAAGTTACAAAATAGATTTATTTTGTACATCGAGGGTGTTCCTGCTTATTTAGTGAAAGGTGCTGGCAGACCTAACATTAGCTTTAACCCTATCACGCTCGATCACATTAATATTAAACGTAAAGTAAAAGGTAAGGGCGAATGGCAAGATATTTCTATTAAATTATACGATCCAATCGTTCCTTCTGCTGCACAAGCGGTAATGGAATGGGTTCGTTTATCACACGAATCTGTAACTGGTCGTGATGGTTATTCTGACTTCTACAAGAAAGATTTAACACTTCATGTACTTGGTCCAGTTGGTGATAAGATTGAAGAATGGACTATTAAAGGTGCATTTATCACCGCTACTACATTTGGTGATATGGATTGGGCAAACGACGCATTTGTTGAGATTTCTCTAACATTAGCATACGATTACGCTATCCTTCAATACTAATTTAGTATTAGAACTAAAAGAAATTACCCCATACTTATTAATAGAAATATTAGTAAATATGGGGATTTTTTATCAAACACTTTTGTAGTTTACATAAAGACTCCATTGTAACCATTGTATATTATGGAAGCAATACACCATTCATCCGACGTTTACAAGAACTCGGATTAATTATTGGTACAACCTTTACTGTTATTAGAAAAGCACCTTTTGGTGGACCAACTGAAATTCAGTATGGTTATACGAGATTGGCAATTAGACCAGACCCAAAAGTAGATATTATTATGGTTGACGAAGAATGGTAGTTTTTCTAAGTTAATCATATTTATAAGTGTATAAAAATTGTTTTATTATGAATTGTTATAGGATTAGTTATGACTAAAATTCCAACCGGCTATGATGTTGGTCAACGAGAAATTACTTCTGACGCTGACATTAAAGCCCACTTACTATCTGAGCATAAAGTTTCAGATGTTAAACGTACAAACTTTCCAACTGAAATTATCCCATTACCTTCAAAAGGTCTTATATATCCATTAGGTCATCCACTTGAAAGTGGCGTGATTGAAATGAAGTATATGACTGCAAGGGAAGAAGATATTTTAACATCACAAAACCTTATTAAACAAGGCGTTGTGTTAGACAAATTGTTTGAGTCTTTGATTGTTACTCCTGTTAATTATAATGATTTATATATGGGTGACAAGAACGCAATTATGGTTGCAGCGAGAATATTGGGTTACGGTAAAGATTATCAAGTCGAAGTTGATGATTCATTTTCTCCTGGAACAAAACAAAAAATAACAATAGATTTAACTCAAATTGAGCACAAGGAGGTCGATTACAGCTTATTTGAGAGGAGAGTAAACGAATTTGATTACGAACTACCTAATTCAAAAAGAGTAGTAACATTTCGTTTAATGACTCATGCTTTGGAAAAAGACATCCAAGCAGAATTAAAAACACAGAACAAGACATTAGTAAGAACTGGTATTGACAGGGAACTTACAACAAGACTCAAACACATTATTACTTCCGTAGACGGTGAAAGTGGTAGAGCAACGGTAAATCATTTTGTAGATAATGAACTATTTGCAGCAGATTCACGTGCTTTAAGACAATATATTAAATCAATATCACCTGACCTTGATTTAACATACACTTTTATTTCAGACGCAACTGGTGAGGCGAAGGAGTTAGAAATACCTATGGGTGTTTCATTTTTTTGGCCTGGGAATTGATTATAAAATAGGTTTACACGAAGAGTTATTTGTATTGTGTTACAGAGGACAAGGTGGATGGACATGGAGTGAAGTTTATGAATTACCGATACACCTTAGACGTTTTTATATAAGACAAGTTGCTAAGGCAGTTGAAGAACACAATAAACAATATGAAGAGCCAAATAAATCTAAATCACCTGCAATGCCTACATTTAGACCAAAATAATCAAAGTCCGTATATTTATCTATACGGACTTTTTGTTTAATTATAATGTGGTATAATGGCTAAAGAAGACAAAAAAGAATCAGAAGAGTTACGTGACCTCCGCAGACAAGAAGCAGAAATCACACGTGAAATCATAGATCTTCGTGAAAAACTCGTTGCATTATCTAAATCAGATGGTGCAAATTTACGAGAGGTTCAGAAAGTTCAGGAAAGTCTATTAGGTTTAGAAAAACAGAAGCAGGGAGTACAGGGGCAATTATACAACCAATACGGTGAAATACTTAAAAGTGAGCAAACTCATTTAGATAGTATTCAGCAAATAGTAGAATCACAAGAAGACTTACTAGAATTAACAGAAGAAACAAATGAGGAATATAAAAAAGCTCGTGCTGTTAAAATGGAATTGCTTGATCTTGAAGACGAATTACAAACAAAATATGATGCTATTCAAAAAGATCTTTCTGAAACTATAAAAAGTTCACATGAGTATAATTTTGCAACCGATCTGATTGCCCAAACAACTGCAGCAGTTCAAGAGCGAGTACACGGCACAAGTAAAGAAATGATTGCGTTAGGTGATGCAACGCGTAAAAGTCTTTACACTAATATTGATTTGGTTGATACATTACAAGACATGGATGCTTCAGCAAAAGCGGTTCGTGAGGGTAAGTATGTTGAGTTAAGTTCTTATCGAGAAGAACTAGCGTTAAAGAAAACAGGTAGAACACTTGACTTACTCAAAGAAGATTTTGAACGTGGTTCAGTAAAAGACGCTGCCGGTAAGACAAAGTATTCTCAACAGGACTTAGAATTTCTTCAAAAACAGATTGGTATTTTTGAAAAACAGGAGACTGTTATTGGATCAATGGTCGCTATGAAGGGGAAATTAAATGCTGAGAATGAGATAGAAGCAAAAAAACAAGCAGAAATTATTCAAAGAACAGAAGAGTTAAAGAGTGCAATTGGTGAAACACATTTTGGTAAAATTTTCGATGGTTTAGAAAGTGGTATAAAGAAAATACCTGGTGGTGCAGCACTTACAAAAGTTCTTGGATTTGATACATTTAAGAAAAATATACAAGAAAATGTTGGTAAGTCATTAACAGGTATAGCAACTGGCTTCCAAGGAGGAATGGTTTCTGGATTAAAAGCATCTGGCCAAGCAGTAATGGGATTTGGGAAAGCATTACTCATGGGACCACAAGCAGTAATATTTGGATTACTTGCAGCAGTAGGTGCTTTGGTTGGATTATTTTTAGCATTGGACGGTGGGGTATCTGAAGTTCAGAAAGAACTTGGAGGAACAAAAAAAGAAGCACTTGCGGCACATGAAGCGGCGCATGATATGGCACATGAAATGGGACTTGTTGGTGTAAATACCGAACAAGTTGTTAAGGGTATGAAAACAGTTTCTAATATCATGGGTGGAATTGATGTTAAAAAGATGATGCAAATTCCAAGTATGGCAAAAACAGTTCAAGATGCAACGTTATTAGGTGAGAAGTTTGGATTAGCCGAGGATGAAATTGCAAACGTTCATTCTCTTTCTATAATGAGTGGTAAATCAATGGCAACCCTTTCGGGTGAAGCAATCAAAGTTGCTGGTGGTGTTATGAGTTCTAAAAACGCTGTTAAACTTCTTGCTGGTATTTCAAAGGAAGTTGCAGTTGCATTCAGAGGAACTACCAAAGAACTTATCGCTGCAGCAGCTAAAGCAAAGTTATTAGGAACAGACTTAAAGGCAATTCAAAATTCTGGTATGGGGATGTTAGATATTGAATCTTCACTTTCAAAAGAAATGGAAGCGAGGGTTCTTCTTGGTAGAGATATTAATTTAGATAATGCAAGAGCCGCAGCTTTGAATGGTGATGTTGCAACACTTCAAGAAGAAATTCTAAAAAATGCAGGTAGTCTTGACCAATTTCAAAAGTCAGGTCCATTGAAACAAAAAGCACTTGCAGACGCAATGAATATGACTGTTGAAGAAATGACCACTATGTTGACAAAAGCCGAAGAAATGAAAACACTTGGATTGGGTAAACAACTACAAGAAAATTTAGCAAATGCAACTGCCGAAGAACGTTCTAAGATATATTCCGACCAAGCAAAAAAATTAAAAGCACAAGGTGATGATAAAGCAGCTCAATTAGCTTATGAAAAAGCAGCACAGGAAGAACAAGCAAGTGCAGCAGAAAAGTTTGGTGATATAATGACCAAAGTAAAAGAAATTCTTACTAAATTGGCAACTCCAATACTTGAAATGGTTCATGGTTTACTTGAGGGTGCGAGTGCAGGTGGTGGTATGATGGAAGTATTTGATGATGTAGTTCATTCTATTAAACCAATAGTTTCAATACTTGTTGGTATAGTTAAAATTATTTTAGGTGGCGCGATTCCCGCATTCAAACTAATGGTGGGTCTTATATCTTTTATGATTAAACCACTTTCATGGATTGCTTCATTATTTGGTAGTGTAGAAGAAAAAACAGAAGAAGTTGGAAAAACTGTGAAGGGTGTATCTGATGGTGTACATAAAATAACCAAACCAGTTCAAGCAGTAGAATCAGGATTTGGTGGTGTTCTAAAGTTAGTTGGGTTAATAGGTGCAGCTTTTGCAGGTAAAGCGTTGATTGGAAAGGGTTTAGACTTAATGAAAGATAAAGCTATGGATTTAGGTAAAACAATGGTAAGCAAAGTTGGTGGTGCTGCAAGTAAAGTGACAGGAAAAATAGGCGGAAAGATGGGTGGATTTGCAGGAAAGGCATTGGGTAAACTCACAGGCAAAGGTGCAGCATCGGTAGCATCCGTTGGTGGTGGGGATGCCACAAGTAAAATGTTAGATACACAAACAGCCAATCTTGATAAATCATCTAAACTAGCAGATGGTGCTAAATCTATGGGTGCTAAAATTGCAGACTTTGGTAAAGGATTAGGTTCTGCTATAAAATCAATCGGTAAAGGGATTGGTGGCGCAATTGAAGGGGTTTTAACTGGTTTAGGTAACGGATTGAAATCATTGGGGCTAGCACTTGCAACTCCAGCTGGACCAATGGGAACTGTTGCGATTGCAGTTGGTTTGTTTTTCCTTGCACTTGGGGCTTCTCTATACATGGCAACACCTGCAATAAAAGCAATTGCTCCCGTATTAATGAAGTTTGTAGAAATTATAGGTGTGGCATTGGTCAAGGCATTAGAAGTTGCAGGTCCAATAATACAAAAAGTAATAGAAACAGTAGGTATAGTTCTAACCGCTTTTATGCCAGTCTTGATTAGAGTCGCTGAGGTTCTTGGTACAGTATTTATTGCTGCAATAAAAGAAATTGGTCCAATTGTAAAAACTGTGTTTGAGGGTATTGCAAGCGTAATGAGTACAATAGGCACACAGATAGTTAACATAATAAATACAATTGGTGATAATATAGTAAAAATAGTCGATAAACTTATGGCGATAACTGGTATCAATCCCCTAACATTAATGGCAATTGCAGCGGGTATAGTTATATTAGGTGGTGCTCTTGCAGGATTTGGTGCAGGTTCAGGTGCTGGTGCATTTGCAGATGGTCTTGGTAAATTAGTCGGTGGTGACAGTCCAATAGACCAATTAATAAAAATTTTAGATAAGGTTGACCCAAAAACAATAGGTGCTGTTGTTGCTGGTATTGCAGGAATTGGTGTTGCTATGAAAGTCATGGTAGATAATTTGGGTAATATAGATTCAAGTAAGTTAGAAGAATTTGGTGACGCTTTAAGTGGATTGATGAAAAACATGAGTGGTGGACTTATGGACGGACTTAGTAGTTTAGCAGGTGGAAAAAGTCCATTAGAATCAATGAATCAACTTGTAACTGGATTAAATCCAGAAAAAATCTCTGGAGCAGCAAAGGCATTTAGTCAAATAGCAGATTCATTGAAAAAACTTTCCGATACTATTTCAAATCTTGATGTTGATAAATTATCTAAAGTTATGGATAAAGTTGGCGGTGGTGGGGGTGTTTCTAATGTGGTTGGTTCTATCATGGGTGGGATAACTTCATTATTTGGTGGTGGTGGAACTGAGGAAAGTAAACCGGCATCCGCAGCAAATAAAGCAAATGAATATACAGCAAAATCAACAATAACAAGTATTCCACAAACTACTACTCCTACTACAACCGCAGCACCACCAACCGTTACAGGTGTAACTCCTGGCGGTGCACCTAATAAAGCGAAGGGTGATGTTGGAGATGCCTTGGGTGCTAAATTAGATAGATTAATTTCTATCATGGAAAGTATGGCTACTCAACCAACTATAATAAAGTTTGGTGAAAAAACAGTTGAAGAGATACAAGGTAAAATTGATTTCAAAAAAGCTTATAATATAGCGATAGATAATACATACGGCCGTAGAATTTAATAATCTACTTGAAGTTATATTTATATGAAATAATTAGGATACATGATGTCATTAGTAGATTTACAATCAGACTTATCAAAATTTAGATCAACCTCTGTAAAGCAGGCAAAAACTACATCTGCTTCTTCAAAAGCTAAGGATGGTAAGAATTTTGCCAACGTAACTCCTGTTTCTGATAAAATGGAATCCATGTCTCCTAATATAAATCCAATCGAAAAACGTAATTTAGCAGAAATGATGAGTTCAACTAAATTAGATGATATAAAAAAATTCAATACAAAACCATTATCTGGACTACTTGGTAACACTAAATTAGACGATATAAAGAAATTCAATACAAAACCAATAGAAGATTTGTTGGGTAAATCTAATTTAGATGATACTAAGGCTTTTAAAACAGCGCCAATTGAAAGTAGATTAGAAGGAACTAAATTAGATGATGTAAATCCGTTTACAACCACACCCATAGAAAAAAGATTAGAGACTTCTAAATTAGATGATATTGTGAAAAAAGTTTTTGAAGAAGGTTTGGTAAACTCCGTTTCAAAGTATTCAGCTATTAATACCAACTTAGAAACAACTCCAATAAGTAATATATCAACCGAAAATATAATTTCAGAATTGGGTAATGTTCGTAGAGAATTATTTTCAAGTAAATTAAATAAATCTGAAACTGAAGTCAGTAGAGTGTCTGTTGGGCAAAATAATTTAAAATCAAATATAAACGTTGCAGATTCACGGTTGACATTTGATAGAAAAAACTCTACACCTAATATAGATACCGAATTAAATAATCAAAGAAATAATATAACCGATCCAAAAATTGAAATAACTTCACTCCCATTATTTACAGATAGAACAAAACAATCTGCCATAATAGCAACTAAAAATTTGATATTACCAAATGACGATGTTGTAAATCCAGATGTTGTTATTTCTAGCAAACCTTTGTTTAATGACTTAAAACCACAATCGGTTTTAATAAATAAAGGTTTAGTATCCCCATTGAATAATATAGTAAATCCAGATATTGCGTTAGAGCGGTCTGTTTTATCTTTTGAAAGAGCAACAGAATCGCCAGAACTCATAACTGATATACCAACAACCGATTACATTACTATACCAGATACAAAGGTTTTTAGGGTTGATTTAAAATCAAAATTAGAAAAAGATATAAGTGATTTGAATGTTGATGGAATACCTACAAAATATGTTACTGTTTCAAAATTAATGGAAATGACTCCAACTCAAATAGTTGATACCATTAGATATGACTTACAGTCATTACAATTAGACGATAACAGCAAATACAATTTGGATAAAGTTTTAAGAACTATACCATCTGGTAGAAACGAAAATCCAGAAAAATCAAAATATTCTGTTATAGGAACGCAAGAATCTAATTTCTTTTCTAATGATTTTGCAGAAGGATTTACTGCAAGACAACAGTTCGGTGATAGCAAATATGTTGGTGACTCAGCGTTTGGGTGGCAAGGAAAAGCAAATGCAGCACCTGCTGTTAATTTTATACAAGACGTTAATAGTCAAGGATTTCAAACATTTGCTCAAAACGGAAAAACTGCTTTTATTCTTAATAGCTCAAAATATGGTTTTGTAAATATACCAGAAACAGACTTTTTCGATGAAAATAACTTATATACAAAAGAAGGATTCAAATCTTTTACGAGAAATTATGAATCTGCTTTTATAGAAAACTCATCCATATTCACATGGGATGGCAAAAAAGATAAAGCACCAGAAGTAAATTATTTTGATATAGGTGGAATTAATACAACATCTGGTTTTAATAAATTAGCACAACTATATAATACCAATTATGTTTTAGAATCATCACAGTTTGATTGGGATGGAACTGCACCTGCTGTAAATTATTTTGATATTACAAATCAATATACTACTGACGGTTTTAAAACTTTATCTCAACCATTTATATCAAGTTATATTCCTGATTCTTCTCGATTCGATTGGGACGGAGTACGTGATCAATCACCAGAAGTAAATTATTTTGATTTACCTGGCAGGTATACTACTGCCGGATTTACTAAATTCGCACAGAACTATGACAGTAAATATATCCAAGATGCTTCACAATTCGACTGGGACGGTTCAAAAGAAGAGGCTCCAGTTGTAAACTACTTTGATTTGACTAACACTTATACAAACGATGGATTTACTTCTTTTTCAAATTTGTACGATAGTAAGTACATTAAAGATTCTTCCCAATTTGATTGGAATGGTAATAAAGAAAATGTTCCAACTGTAAATTACTTTGATTTAACAAATGCACATACTAATATTGGTTTTCATTCGTTTGCAGCTAAATTAGATTCTAAGTACATTAAAGATTCTTCCCAATTTGATTGGGATGGTACACGTGATAAAGCACCGGCTGTTGATTATTTTGATTTAACAAAGAGAAATACAACTTCTGGATTTACAACATTTCATCAGCTGAATGATTCAAAATATGTAAAAGAATCATCAATATTCGATTGGGATGGTGTTCGTTCACAAGCACCTGCTGTAAACTATTTAGACTTATTGAAACAGTATACAACAGAAGGATTCAACACCTTTACTCAGTTTCAGATAACAAAGTATATTCCTGACTCTTCTCAATTTGATTGGAATGGAACACGTTCAGACGCTCCAGCTGTGGATTATTTTGATTTAACTAAAAAGAATACAACAGTTGGTTTCCATACATTTGCAATAAAATATGAGAGCAAATACGTACCAGAATCATCAGAATTTGATTGGGACGGAACAAAACAAAAAGCACCTGCGGTTGATTACTTTGATTTAACTAAGAAATTTACCACGGTAGGTTTTCATACGTTTGCAAGAAAATTAGAAACAAAGTATATACCAGAATCATCGGAATTTGATTGGGATGGGAAGAAACAAAAAGCCCCCGCTGTTAATTACTTTGACTTGAATAAAAGAAACACAACAATAGGCTTTCACACATTTGCACAACAGTATGATACAAAGTATATACCAGAATCATCAGTATTCGATTGGGATGGAAATAGAGGTAAAGCACCTGCTGTAAATTATTTTGATTTAACCAATATAGCAACATCTAAAGGTTTTCATATTTTAGCCCAACAACAAGAACCAACTTCATATCAAACATCTGGTAATCAATTAGGTGGTGGTGCATCGATATTTGATTGGGATGGTTCTCGTACTGCTGCGCCAGAAGTTAACTACTTTGATACGGGTAATCAAAGAACAACAGCAGGATTTCATAAGTTTGCTAAGCAACTTGAGCCAACTAAATATCAAACGACTGGTATAACTCTAAAAGAGGAGGCTTCTGACTTTGATTGGAATGGTTCACGCGATAAAGCAAATGAAATTGATTTTTTTGATTTAACTAAAAGATTTACTAAAAAAGGATTTCATAGGTTAGCACAACAGTTAGAAGCAACACAGTATAATCACGAGGCTTCTGACTATACCTTTAAAGGCACTAAACCAGAAACAGGTATTAATTATTTTGACTCTAATACAAGAAATGCATCTGGTTTCACACAAAAGGCAGAAACATTACAGACAGAATATAAACACGAATCTTCAAATTTTGGGTTTACTGGTAAATTACCAAATCCAATTGATTTCTTTGATAATAAAGATTCAGACGGTTTTGTTTTAAATACCGAACCACTTCAAAGTAAATTCAAGGAAGATACTAGTAGGTTTACTTTTGTAGGAAAAAGAAGTAATGCACCTGCAATTGATTATATAGAAAATAAAAATGCACCAGGATTTAATTCATTTCCTCCATTACTCGAATCCAAATATGATTTAGATTCTACACAATTTGGTTGGAAGGGTGGGCGTATAAATGCACCAGAAGTAGATTTCTTAGATAATGCGGCTTCAAGTGGTTTTACAACATTCGCACAAACATATCAAAGTTTTTATACTGAAGATTTTGGTAAATATAATTGGAAGGGCGCACGTACAGACGCACCAAATGTTAGTTGGTTTGGCATTACTCCAAAAAGAAAGATGCAAATACCAGACTTAGATTCAGCAACTCGTAGTGTTATGACTGATCAGGGGTTTAAGACTTTCTTTGAAAATAAAGAAAACACAAACTTAGCTTCAAGTTATTCAACACTATCAACTGAAAATGGACTGAATAAATCTTTAGTTAATGGTATTCCTATGACTAATTTCTTTGGATATACGCCTTCCACAAGAAACGGGTTTATGATAAAAATGACATCAACTAGTGATACTATGTATCCGATAGTTTCACCTATGATGCGATACGATTTACAACTGCAACAAAGAACTCCTATTCAAATATCAAGAGGTGATCTCCAAGGTGGACTCATTACAGATAGAGAATTGTATGCACCCAACACTTTTGGTAAAAAGATTTTCGGTAATGGTAGATTATCTTCTTTACAAAATCAAGTACCAGATTCAAAGGTTGATACTGATTCTTCTTACTATGGAAGAACATACGAAGAAAATGTAAGAAACTTTACAGAGAAAAAAGGATACGTTGCTAAATGGGCAATAAAACAAAATTCACCTTCACCATTAGACTTACAATATTCCAAATTTAATTTAAGAGCAGACGCTTACAATCCAGACTTCTTAGGTTCAGCAGACCAACCGTTTGTGATGAGAGATATTGGACAGCGTTGGGGATTTGGAGCAAACTTTGATGAAGGATTGGTACGTGGTGGTGCAGTAACAATGGCCGATCGTATTCTTAATGATGTTATACGTATTGGTAAATTCTTGATTACAGGTAAAGGTTTATTATTCTTAGCAAAACAAGTTGGTTTACAATTGATGAATCCGAATGTTGATTCACGGCCAGCTAATGGTATTATAGATACAATTGCTTCGGCAACTTCATTTGGAATGTCACCTACTCAAATATTTAATCCATTAGCTTTGATTGCTAATACAGGTGGTGCGCCAATTGGTTTAAGATTACCAAGACATAGTTTGTTGGGTGCTTTGGATTCATCGATGTTGAATCGGTACGGTGATACCGCAATAAAAAGAGAATTTTTATCAGATGGTACACCTGCTGGTTCAAATTTCAAAGAATTAGAAGTACCAGAAAGTGATGGTGATCAAACGGATTACAGTAGATTAATCGGATTGATGAAAGAATTATTACCTAATTCATTCAAACCTAATGTTGCAGGTTTAACATTTGATCATGAACACGCAAAAATATATAGAGTTTCAAGTGGATTCGGCGGACCAGGTGCGCCATTGGGAATCGGTGGTACAAAAATAAGAAGAGCAAGACATCCGTATCTTACTTATTATACAACTAACGCGTTATTAACAGAACAACCTATACCACTACCATCAACATCCACAACTTCAGGTGGAGGTGCAGCAGCCGCAGCAGGAACTGCCGCAGCAGCAGCAGGTTTGGCATCCGTTGCAGGACTTGGGGCAAGTGGTAATCCTGCATACCAAACAACCGCTTTAAGAAATCAATTTTATAGTTTGTCAGATAACGAAGGTAATTCTTCACCAGGTGGTTCTTATTCAGCTGAATTGATGAAAGAGTATACTCAAAATGATAGAAAAATATTTGGTATGCTCAGAGGACTTACAAATATACTACCGAATGGTCCAAGTGAAACTGTAAGTGCAACGGGTGGAACACCAGCAAGTTCATCATCAGCACCATCTATGTCATTGCATACTCAAACTATAACAAGAATTGGTGGTATGAATACATTCAATCCTACCACTAAAATATTTTCAAGTAGGATAAAACCAACAGATTTTAGTGCTGCTGCAAACAACAATGAGTTTCCTTTGGAGAGAAATAATCCAAATGAAACCGATCCATTGAAAAAATATTTAACTGCAACTTATAGTAATCTAAGAAAGGCGGATGTTGGTAGTATATCTCGTTCTCGTAAATATAATGACTTTAGATTTGATTTATATAATAATGCAGTCGGTTCTGTAACAGGTAGTGATGTAAATGCAGACCAATTAAAAACTCGTGAATATATTATGAGTGACCCAAAATATGTTAATTATGATAAATTAAATTTAGAAAGAAACTTTGGAATGGGTGCACATGGAGAGCCAGGTAGCCAAAGAAACTTACCATTTATATCGAATGTTCAATATAAAAAACACAAATTGACTGGTGCATCTGTTCCAACGGTAAAACCTGGCAGACAATTCAGAGGTGACAGAATAAACATAATTGATTATAAACGAGTATCAAAAGCAATTAGTAAAAATTTAGTATATGAGAAAGGACAATACGGAGATGGTTCAGTTCCGGGTTCTGATGATTTAGTAGAATTTTACTTCACAGGTTTGAAAATTAGAGCAGGTGGTCTTAACAAACCCGCTGAAATAATAGCGTTTCGTGCAACATTTGATAGTATACAAGATACACATAGTCCAAAATGGAATTCCGTAAAATATATGGGTAGAGGTGATCCACTCTATACTTACGATGGTTATGAAAGAAGTATTTCGTTTGGATTTACTGTTCACATTGGTTCTCGTGATGAAATGAAAGCGTCATGGAGGAAGTTGAATTATCTTGCATCATGGACTACTCCAGAATATACATCAGCAGGTTTAATACGTGGACCAGTTATTCGTTTGAATATTGGTCACTTATATCGTAAAATGCCAGGATTTATAAGTTCATTATCATATACTTTTGACAATGTAGGTGGTGTATGGGAAACAGCAAACTTATCACAAGATAAGAATTTGAAAGTAAAGTCTGGTCAAAATGATGTAAATCCTAATGTATTACTTTCTTCACCTGGCGTTTTACAATTACCAAAAACTGTTCAAGTATCTGTTGGATTTACTCCGTTTGGCGTATATCGTCCAGAATACAATGGTGTTATGTACTCATTGTATGATGATGGTAATAGCACAGGTGATTCTCCAGAGAGTGGATTGATGCCAACATCTAATACTAAGGTAAACTACTTCAGAGCATTCGATGCAGATGATGCGGGCAATATGGTTGATACATTGGATCCAGATAACGTAGTTCTATTGAGTTCACCTAAACCAGATGGTAAAGAAGCAGATTTGGTGGAAGTAGATGAACAGAAAAAAGATAATACAAATGAGTCAGACGATGATCCATCTACTAATCCAAAATCTCCAACAAACGTTGGAAGTGGTACTAACAATGGAGCACCAGCAACAACACCAAGTACAGGTGTGTTGGCATCCTCGGCTGGTCAAGCTACTGATACAAATACACTATCTGCAAATAATTTAACTGGATTAGGAGCAACTGCACCAAATACATTTGCTGCTCAACCATTTAGAGTAGTACCAACAACTGTACCTGCTAACGTACCAACTCCAACAACTGGTTGGGAAAATCTAAATCAAACTGGACAAACAAACTTACCAGTTGCTGGTTCTAGTGCAACAGGTGGTACTGAACTTGGACTTGATTATCAGAATTTATATAAAAATATAGCAGATACTTCTGGCTCAAGTGACAAAAAAATAAGTAAAAAGAAGAAAAAACGTGGGTAGGGATATTTATATATAATTAGTTTTATCTATAATCGTATTAGAGAATTTATGTCAAAACGATATAACGGAACATATATAGTAAACAACGCAAGGAAAGAAGACTCAAATGGTACGGTTCGGTACATTAGAAGACTTTCTACTGTGTTTTATCCTAACTTTTCAAAAGCAGAAGATACACAAATTCTTTCACAAGAAGGTGATAGACTTGATATTATAGCTAAAGAATATTATGGTGATGAATCACTTTGGTTTGTTATTGCTAAAGTAAATAATCTTGGAAAAGGTAGTTTAAATGTTCCCGCTGGTACAATTTTAAGAGTACCATATTACCAAGAAGACACAGGAATAGTATCGTTACTGAATAATTACAACAGTTGGAGATAATATTATGCCAACTTGGGGTGGTACATACGAAAATCCTTTTTACCATAATGTTAGAGGAAATGTAAAGGGTGAATTAAATGCAAGAGCAAAACATTACGGAACACGAATAAGAGCAGGTAAAACTAATGCATCATTAGAATGGTCTTATGGAAAAACAGCATATGGTCATGTAAAAGGTGCAACGGGAGTTACACTTGGTTTTCCTGGTTCAAAAGTTATGTCTGACATGAGTGGTAATATTAAGTTATATAATTCAAGAAATGTACCGAAGTTTCCACTTTTACAATCGATTGATGTTACAAACGATGGTACTGTTGGTTCTTTATTGCGTGGTAAATTTGTATTTACTTATTTTCCAGAACTTGGTTCGGGTGGATTCAATATGTCTGGCTTAGATAAAGCGTTCTTTACACCTGGTGTAGAAGTGAATCTTTCTTGGGGTTGGAGTTATGGTGGACCTTCTTGTAGACAAGCATTCACAGGTATAGTAAATAATTTCAATTGGTCTTTTAATCCAGACCTATCAATGACTGCTGACTGTTCTGTTGTTTCTGCAGCAACACTTGCACTTGGTTTATCTGGTGATCAATCAATTAACATGGAAAATACAGGAACATCGACTGAGGTGAAAGATCCAGCAGAAGTACCTATTCAAGCAAGTAATCTTGCTTCTGTTATTGATGTAGATTTAGGATTGGGTAATAAGGATGAAGAAAAAACAGATTCGGAACAAACTCCCACACCACCACCAGATGCAAGTGCTGGTGGTGGAGGGGTTGTAACATGGGAAGCAGTTAAAGCAGGTGATATTACTACAATACCTGCTGCAAGTACAATAAACAAACTTTTAGATTATATAGGAATAGGTTGGCCTTTCCAAGAAGAAGCAGCAGAAGAAGATGAAGTTGATGGCAAAAAAGAAGACACACCACCAGAGGGCGAAGCACCTGTAAAAACATTTTGGTATATTACAATTGACTCACTTGTTGATTTTGGTAATAAACTCATAAAGGCGTTTGAGAAAGGTGGGAAAGGGTTGTCTCAGGTATTTACTTTACAAGTTGAAGGAAATTACACTTGTCTTGTTGATATGCAATCAGCGTATCCAATGGATGTAATATTTCCAAGTGCAACGATGGGAGTATATGGTGACTGTGCTCCAGCGTACCCATTCCAATGGGATTCGAGCGGTAAAGGAGAAATTGGTAAAATTTTATTAGGCGTTGATCATGTAAAAAAGAGTTATAAAGAATTTGTAGCAGAAAATACTACAAATATCCCGTATAAGAATATAACTAATTTTTTTGAAACAATACTGAAACAAGTAAACCTTGCGTCAGGTGATATGTATCAGATAAGTGCTGTTTTATGTGAACCGCCTTCAAACTTTGATGGTAGGTCAGATGGTAAGTTAGCAAAATCGGTGGTATCAATTGAAGATAGTAATTTATGTAAAGCATATACTGATAGTGTTGTTCCATTTAGGTTTGACGCAACTATATTCAAGCCATTAATAAAAACAGTTAGTATATCATCAAAACCACCTGCTGCAATGACTGCTGCAGCGTATGTTCAACAACGAGGTAATGCACCTGCTAATACGGAAAATAAGGCAGATGCACCAAAGGGAGCGGAGGCCGAATTGACAAAAGCAAAAGACTCACGAACTAAAGCAGTTGAGAACTTTACTAAAACTGGTTTTAATCTAGCTTGGTGTGAGGGATTCCGTGGTATTCTAACTACAATTAAAAAAAATTCAAGTAATCCCAAAGATGCACATTGGTTAAATCAAGCACTTTATCCGATAGATTTTTCGGTTACAATAGATGGTGTGAGTGGATTTAGATTTGGTGATGTTGTTTCAACTTCACTGGTTCCAACTTCATATATTAAAGCAAAATTAGTTTTCGTTGTTACAAAGATAGATCATAAAATAACAGCTGCAGCATGGGAAACAACGTTAACTACTGCTGCAAGAATTGCAATGGATGGAAGTACACTTTAATAAGAATTATGCCAAGAAAAAAAATATATTACCCAGATGAACAGATTCAAAAAAACCTTTTTACAGAAGGTAGAGAATATATGTTCTTAGATGATTGGCTAGAATTTACTGGTTATTACCATAAATATTCTACGGGTGAGGTATATACTGAAAAAGAATGGGATGCTCAAAAGTCAAAGCGATTAATCAGATTTAAAGCGGGTAATGCTAGTTATTTCAAATATTTAGATTTAAAGCAATTTACTGTATTTCAAAATGGTGACAAGAAAAAAATAGCAGGTGGTGCTCAAAACCAATATTACAGATACTCTTCTCCTA